AGCTTAGCAACGGCAATTATGCTGCTCAGCCTAATAATAGGATCCTTTGGAATATTCCTAGTTATACTACTGAAGTCAATAAGCCAGACTATAAAGTACAAACTACGTATTGGAACGTAGAGAATAAAGACTGGAAAACAGATGATACTGATCGTATTTTTTATGATATAGATGTAAAAGAAAAAAGAAAATTAAGTAGTTGTACTATTAATGATGATGATCACAACTGGGGTGGATAATGGAAACATATATTATGATTGTTATGTTATGCCACTTTGCACCAAACGGACAAGAGGTTTGCCTTCCTATGACATCTAATCCACAAATTTATTATAAATCAAAACAATCTTGTAATGATGCCTCTATTATTAAAAGAGAAGAAATGAAAATAATAGCAAAACAAAACAATCTTTTAGTTACAGGTGTATTTTCAGATTGTATAAAATCAAAAGGAGATCAAGCATGAAACTTTCAGCAAACTTTCAATTAAGTGAATTAGTTAAATCGCAAGTAGCGGAACGTAAAAATATTCCTAATAATCCATCTCCTTCTCATATAGATAATTTAAAAGCATTATGTATTAATGTACTACAACCAATTAGATCTCATTTTGATTCACCTGTTCTTATATCTTCAGGTTATAGATCAGCAGAACTTTGTATTGCCATAGGATCTAAACCAACCTCACAACACAGCGAGGGAAAAGCCGCCGATATAGAAGTGGTGGGAGTAGATAACAAAGAATTAGCAGAATGGATTAGAGATAATTTAGAATTTGATCAACTTATTCTTGAATTTTATAGAGAGGGTGAGCCTGACAGTGGCTGGATTCATGTATCTTGGAATTCTGATCATAATAGATCTCAAAGATTAAAAGCTTTACGAAATGAAGATGGTAAAGTAGAATATAAACCATGGTAATATCAAGATCTCAAATGGCTAGACAATTAGAACCAGGTTTAGGTTCTGAATGGCGCGGTAAATATAAAAAGACTATTAAACGCACCCATGGCAAAAAAATTAAATCCAATAGCAAAAAAGCTAAGTGATAGACGTTACAAGTCTAAGGTGGTACAATCTAAGAAATTGTACAACCGTAAAAGGCTTAAATTATTATGAAAGCAAAAAAAAATAAATCAGCTATAAAGAAGACAGTAAAAGCTAAGCGAGACATAATGATGAAAGCATCTATTGGTTCTGAAGTAAGAACAAGAGGTGTTGGAAGTGCAATAAGAGGAACTAACTTTAAAGGAGTATTTTAATATGGTCTATCCAATGGGCGGCGGAAAAAAGAATTATAAACTTACTGGTAAAGTAGGTTCAAAAAAAGATTCTAAAAAACCAAAAAAGAAGTAGGTCATGAATCATGGCAACTTCTGGAACTACATCATTTAATCTAACTATAGATGACGTTATAGAAGAAGCCTATGAACGTTGTGGCATTAGAACTAATTCTGGACACGATTTAAGATCTGCTAGAAGAAGTTTAAATTTATTATTTTCTGATTGGGGTAACCGAGGAGTTCATCTTTGGAAGGTCACATTACAAACACAATCATTAACTGCTGGAGTGTTTCAATACGCAACTCCTACAGATTGTAATGATGTCTTAGAAGCATATATATCTACTACGTCTACTACTACTTCTACTACTCAAGATGTTTCATTAACAAAAATTGATAGATCTGGATACGCAGCTCTTCCTAATAAAGGTGCTACAGGTCAGCCTTCACAATATTATGTTTCAAGAGAAACCACACCACAAATTTATTTATATCAAGCACCTGATGCTTCTACTTATACTTTTTTAAAATATTATTACATTGGAAGAATTGAAGATGCTGGAGCATATACTAATACAGCAGATGTTGTATACAGATTTATGCCTGCAATGTGTGCTGGGTTAGCTTATTATTTATCTCAAAAAATAGCACCTGATAGAATTCAATTATTAAAACAATTATATGAAGATGAAATGTTAAGAGCATTAGAAGAAGATGGACAAAGAACTTCTTCTTATATTTCACCTCAAAATTATTATCCAGCAGGTTAAACTATGGGAAATCAAGCAAGAGGAAAACAATCTTTATCTATCTCTGACCGATCAGGAGTCGCTTTTCCATACAAAGAAATGGTAAAAGAATGGCAAGGTTCGTGGGTACATATTTCTGAATATGAAAAGAAACACCCTCAATTAGATCCTCCTTATCATAAAGCAGATGCGATTGCTTTAGCTAATGTTCGTTCACAAGATTTTCAACAACCAGAAATTATTAATGGTGTAGAAGCAGATTCTGGTGGAGAAGGAATGGCAGTGGTTGATTTAACTTTACCAGGTGAATTTGCTTTTTCAGCTGCAGGAATGATTCCTGATAATGGAGCCTTTCAAAATAGACAAAGACAGCTTATACTTAATCAAAACTCAGTTACAATAATAATATCATAATGGCTATAACTTATTCAAATTTTTTAACACAAATTAGAGATTATACAGAAGTAGGCAGCACAGTATTAACTGATACATTAATTGATCAGTTTCTTACTAACGTAGAAACTAATGTTGCTGGAAAAGTAGATTATGATAATTTAAGAAAATACTCTACTTCTAATTTTATATCAGGACAAAGATATATTACTATGCCTGCAGACTTTGTATTAATGAGAAGTATGGAGACTATTATAGGATCTAATAGAAATTTTTTAGAAAAAAGAGACCAAACGTATATAACAGAATATAATCAATCAGGAGCTACTGGAGTACCTATAGCTTATGCTATGTGGGATGAATTTACAGCTGTAGTAGCACCTATTCCAGATAGTACTTATCAGGTTCAAATTAACTACAATATAGATCCACCTCATTTTAGTTCTACAAATAATACTTATTTATCACAACACCAGCAATCTATTCTTTTATATGGTGTATTATCAGAAGCTTTTTCTTATCTAAAAGGACCTTTAGATATGTACAAACTGTACACAGACAAGTATAATGAAGAAGTGCAATCTTTTGCTTTACAACAAATGGGTAGAAGACGAAGAGATGAGTTTATGGATGGAGTACCTAGAATTAAAATAGATTCCCCATCACCATCTTAAAAAATTAATAAGGAGAATAAAAATGGCTATAACAACAAATGCAATCTGTAATTCTTTTAAAAAAGAACTACTGCAAGCAGATCATAATTTTGATACATCAGGTAATGGTGGAAATATTTTTAAATTAGCATTGTACACTAGTACAGCTACATTAGGAAAATCTACAACTTCATTCACAACAGGTGGACAAGTTACTTCACCAGCTGGATATACTTCAGGTGGAAAAGCTTTAGTAAATACTGGAACTTCCCTTTCAGTAAATACAGCGATTACTAACTATTCCAATTTATCGTTTACAGGTGTTACATTAACTGCACGTGGTGCATTAATTTATAACACAAGTAATAGTAATACTGCGGTATGTGTTTTGGATTTTGGTGGAGATAAAACTGCAACTGCAGGAACTTTCACAGTTCAATTCCCAGCATTCACAAGTACAGCTGCGATCTTAAGAATTAGTTAAGGAGCAACGCATGGCAGCGTCTCCTTGGGGTTCTAACGATTGGGGCGAACAAGCCTGGGGAGACAATGGCCTTACAGTATATATTTCTAATGCTTGGGGAGAACGAGCATGGGGAGAATTTGCTTGGGGTGAAGGAAACGATCTTAATAATTTAATTACTCAAATCAATGCTGTCAGTATTGATATTAGTGTTAATGTTAACGTAACTGGATTTACATTAACTTCTGCAATTGGAAATATAGTTACTAATGCAGATGCAAATATTACAGTAACAGGTAATCAACTAACTTCTGAAATTGGAAATGAAGATACACAAGGAACTGCAACTGTTGCAGTAACAGGAACTGCATTAACCGCAGCAGTCAATTCAGTAGATATCGCTGCAGATGGTAATATTTCAGTTAATGTTGCTGAACATGACATAACTTTAAATATTGGTGTAACTACAGAGGAAATTGCAGTAGGTCCTATTACTGTAGGATCTGAATTAAATTCTGAAATAAATTCAGTTACAATTGATTTAAATAAAATTGTAGAAGTAACTGGAACGGCTTTAACTTCAGCAATTGGAGATGTAATACCAGAATCAGCTTATGCAGTAACAGGGTCAAGTGTAACTATTGATATAGGTAATGAAGGTACAGAAGCCGATGCTAATGTAAATCTTACAGGGTCTCTTTTAACTGCTCAAACAGGAGATGTAGATGCAGTAACGGTAGCAGAAGTAACAGGGTCTAGCTTAACTTCTTCCATAGGAAGTGTTATAATTTCTGCAAACGCTAATACAAATGTTACTGGATCTTCTTTAACAACAAGCATTAGTAGTGCTAAAGTAATAGCCTGGGCTGAAGTTAATACTGGAGTAGACGTAATTTGGACTGAGGTTGATATTGCAGCATAAAGAAACTATAATACTAACATAAACAAGGATATAAAAAATGCCATCAAGTTATACAGATTTAGGTCTAGAATTAATGGTCACAGGGGAAAACTCTGGGACATGGGGAGATAAAACAAATACCAATTTAGAATTAATCCAACAAGGTTTTGCAGGATACCAAGAAGTATCTATTGCAGGTGGAGCTCAAACAACAGCTCTAGCAGTTACAGACGGTACCATATCTAATGGACGAAATGCCGTTATAAAATTTACAGGAACGATTACAGGTAACCAAGTTGTAACTATTCCTGATAGTATAGAAAAAATTTATGTTTTTGAAAACGGAACTACAGGTGCTTTTACTGTTCAAGTAAAAACAGTCTCAGGAACAGGAGTTACATTTGCAGCTGCAGATAAAGGACAAAAATTTGTTTATTCTAATGGTACAAATATTATAGACATTGCATTAGCTTCACCTCCAGGTGGATCGGATAAACAAATTCAATTTAATGACAACGGTTCATTTGGCGGTA